AAGAAATGAACTCGACATAGAGCATTCACCTGTGAATTTACACTTCAGCTCGTCCCTCGAAAAATGCTCTGAGTGGTCAATAAATTCCATTAGGTTTCTCGTTCAGGATAATCAATACACTCTTGGCTATACATTTCGCCAAACGCTTCTCGTTGAGGTAACGGCATTAGTTGTAAATCGACATACCTATGATTTTCGCGGTAATGGTCAATGACACAACTGCAAAGCTGAATTGCCGATTGCATCGCTAAGTTTGAAGTCATGCCTTGAAGCTGATAGGTGGGAGCAAGTCGAAGAGAGCATTGATAAGCCCATGAAACTAGGTGAAGCGTTTTATACTCAACAGGCAAAGCAAAAGCTGACGTTGAGAGCAGCATAGCCAAGCCTGTGAGAAACGGTTTCATCTCCTTAATTCTCTGTTTATTACATCCCCCAAATTATTGACGGCAATCGTCATGTCTTTTATTGCAACATTCGTTGCACTCATAATTGACATAAGCTCAGAGTTTGAAGTCTTCATGTATTGTCTTAACTCTTCATCATTTTTCGCGTCAGCCGCTAAATAAAGCTTTCGTTCTTCCATCATCATGGAATCTTTCTTTTCGGCATCTGCTCGCAACTGTTGTTTTTCTTTATCGTGCTGCTTGAGAATGAAAATAATCAACCAAGCAAAGAAAATTAAGGCACTGGCAGAAGTCCCTAACTCTTGGACAACGTCAATTATTCCGGTGGCTTCTGCTGGCATTACTCGGCCTTGTTAAGTGGTTTGTGCTGCTAAGTGTGCTGTGTAAGCATCAATAACATCCTGCGTATGAACTGCTGCGATGACAGCAGAAACTTTTGGATCTGTACTTGTTTCGCCTGGTGCTACAACATAACGATGATAGGACTGTGAAATCACGTTACCGTCTTCTAAAACTTGAATCGCTTCTCGGACTTGAAGATGTGAATAGGGGCCAACAATTTCGATTTTGTCGGTTATGGTTTGTTTTGTTAGTGTCATTGATTAACTCGCTTCATAAGTTACAGATCCAATATAAACATCACCTGATCCACTAGTGGAAGAATTATCAATTAAACGCACTTTCACATCAGTAGAATTATTATTTACACTTACTTGCCACAGGATTCCTGTGTTTAGATCCTCTCGGATCACTCCAGTTGCTTTAAATGCTGAATTGGTAAACGGCAAGCCACCGAATTGCGGAATGCCCGTGTTACTAGTCGTATAACTAAAATGTACAGTCACTTTATTACCAATTTTAATGTATATTCCAGATGCCGCTGAAAGGGTTGCTCCACCTGTTATTTGTGATGGTGTCCAAGATCCAGTTTCGAAGTCGCTTAATGTATTACCAGTTAGTGTACCACTACCTGCCCCACCAGAATCACCGTGATAACTGCCAAAATTCAGACTTAAATATCCTGCTGCCGTGTTGTCTGTTCCAACTGTGATAGCAGCATTGCCATCTTCGTCTTTTATCGTCAGTGACTGCCCAGACGTTGCCTGGATGTTCGTGACTTTTGCAGTGGTTGTATTAAATACACCACTAGAATCAATCGTTAATCCCGTAACACCTGAACCGCCAGAATCCCCTTGAAGTGTGAGGCTAGCGTCAGCCGTGACGGGCCTGACGGTATCAACTTTGATCGTACTCATAAAACTTCGCTGATTAAAAAGTTAAGGTTTCGATAGGTTCCGGTTGGGGTTGCGTAAGCATCTGTGGGAATCGTGATTCCTCCAAAAACTGCTTGCAAATCTCTTTCGGTTGTCATCGACTCAGTTATTTGAATCGGCACAGGTTCGCCTCTTTTGGCAGCAGCAATGTCAATTAAATCATCCGCTTGCGCTTGCGTGTAAATTCCTTGTGCATTAATCGTTTGGGCGATTCCTCTTTTGGTGACTTGACGAAATCCAGAAGTTCCAGTTCTGACTGTGCTAAAATCTTCGTAGTTTCTGCTTAAACTTTGAGGATTCGCAAAGTCAGTTGAATTGCCAACTCTTAATATCCCAAGGCTGATTGGTGGAGCTAGTTCTTCAACGGTAAAGCTTGCTCCAGGTCTGTTTGCGCTCAGTCTTACCGCTCCATCTGTAGTTCCATCCCCAACGATTGAAACAACAGTGTAATTTGTTGTACTTAGTTTAATAACGGTATTCGGAAAAACATAACCATGTTCAATCAGATTTACTCGGACGTTGCTTGCATCTCGAAAATTTCCGGTTGTTGTATCATAAGCGTAAGGAGCCCAATCATCAATCGCGTTCCCTTCTAACTGCTGATTCATGAATTTTCCAGCAGTGGTAGTCCTGTCAGTGTTTAGCGTCAAATCCAGCGTTGAAGAAAACGATAATCCAGAAACATAAATCGGCTTTCTGCGTTTTGAGAGGTTGACGCCCCAAGGCTTGAATTCAAATCTATTTTCTAATTGTGTCGCTGAAAAGTTTACGGAAGCGCCACCATCAAGCGAATAGGAACCACTGACAAAATGCCAACCGTCGATAAAAAATGAATCGCTAGCCCCAGAAACATTTACCCGAATCGTTACGCTTGCGCTTGTTGAAGAAAAGCGCTCTTGCGGTTGATTGCTTTCAATGTTTGAAAGAGCAAACCCACTGGCCGCGCTGCCGCTCGTTAGGCTTGAACTCGAATAAGTCGATTCAGTTAAAATCTTCATATCGACAATGGCGTCAAAGTGGAATCGCCTGAAAAAGTTGTTGTTTCATTAACGAAATCCCAAGCTCGCTTGCGAACAATCATGTTGCCCGTGATCCCCAAGGTTTTATTATTAACGTCGATTCTCTCTCCAGCCTTAACGTCGAGATTGATTCCGTCAATCGTCACACTTAATCTTGGCTTGTTTTTTACGGCAATGATATCGGTTAGCACTTCAGCCGCGACTTCGATTGAAGGTGAAAACGTTCGTATTGTGTCATCTCTTCCAGTATCAATATTCGCTACTCTCACCGCTCTTTCAATCTTGAGCAGTTTATAAGGATTTGCCCCTAATCCTGCACCAACTGCGGTGTTGTAGCTATTGGAAGAAAGAAGCCCAGAAAGTGGCGCTGGCAAGTCAATCTGGCTTGCTAGAATCTCGTAATCCTCTAGCGTCAGGCTTGCTGTACCTGGGACATTCTCGCGGTCAATCAAATGCAAAATATCATTCTCGTCATCTAGATAAAATTGCATGTTCAGCGCTTTGGCAACTTGATCGGCAAAGTCGAGAATCCTTTGCTGATTCGTCTCAAAAATTGATACCTTCCGGTCATCATTGTCCGCGTTACTTGCTAGGCTCGAATCGTAGGAATACCCGATTGATTGCGCTAACCAGCCGAAAAAATCATATGCGTTTTCATCACCGTTTATTGTGTCAAAATGAATACTAATTCCAGAAATAGAAGCCTCGCCTTCTACGCTGCCAGACTGCAAAGTAAACCTTGGAACTTCCCCATCTGGGACAGTATAAAAATCATAAGAAAGAGAAGCATTCAGCACTTCGTCTTGCCCATCATCCTGCACTGCTGCGGTTGTAGTTTTTAGGTTCGGATTGCCAACCTGCGTTTTTGCTGCATTTAAAATCGGCACAGGTTCTTGAAGTGTGACTGTCCCAAAGGCGAAAGGAAGTTGGGTGTCTGTGGCTGAAGCATTCCCAATGTCATAAGCATTGAGTCCCGTAACGGATACCGTTGAGCCTGAAACTATCGTGATTGTGTTCCCACTGCTGATTGAATACGTTTGTGGCAGTTGTGCTTCCCCTTGGATTGCCAAAACTACTGATTGAGCAACAGTAATCGTGATTCCTGATGAGATCGTGCAGATAGATTCCAGACTTTGAGAGATTGAAAAGGTTTCATTCGTTGTTAGTTCCGTTCCAGAATCAAAAGAATAATTTCCGCTGCTTGGATTGGTGTAGGCAATCGTCGAAACGTCGACGTTAATATCAAAGGTTGTGTCGGTAACGTCCGTGATTGTGAATTGAGTTCCGGTGTCACTGGGGTTGTATTCCAACTCTTCGCCCACAATCGACATGCCTTGAAAAAAGGCTTGTTCCCCTAGCCCGAAATTATGAAGCGCTGCGGTTGTGATTCTGATTTTGCCTGCACCATTGTTTTTTAGTTCAATCAGTTCCGCTTTGCTGCTCGTTTCCGCAACAATCAAACGCAACAGGTTTGTTCGCTGGACTTTGGCTTCTAACTGAAAGCTAAGAGACTCTGGTGTCAGGTTGTTTAGAATGGCTGTGCCGTCAAGTAACTGCTTGCCGTTGTACCTGAGAATCACCGGAATCGCGGTTGCTGGCGAACTCAGTAAAGCCGTGTAATTCGCACCAGAAAAAGGATGGCTTGCGTCATTGGGCCGATTTACTAACTGAAGATTGCCAACGTTGACGTTTAACCATCCAGCGTCATAATCGCCCAATTCAATGAATGGTGGTGCTGTAATATAAGGCTGATAAAATCTGTCATTTTTCCAAGTGCTTGGCGTATCTGAAACATAGTAGACTGCGTCTGTGAAGGGCGCTGAAGTCAAATCCATGTCTACTTGAAAAGACATCTAGGCCACTGCTGGAAATTGGTTGTTTCGGGCCGCTCGCTCTTTGATCTCTACTCGTATCGCTGAATCGTATTCTCTGATTCGTTTGCCTGTTTCATCGTATATATTTACGACTACATTATTGCGATCAACGCCATTATTGAGTTCGTTCAGTCTGCCAGCGCCTAAACTCTGAACCGCTTTTCGGCTGAATATATACTCGCCACCTTCTGCATTAATAAGCTGTCCACCTCGCGAATGAGAAGCGCCTACCAGCATTCCGGCTTCAGCCTTGGGGATCAGTCCACCTTGCTTAAAGCCGAAAGCAGAACTCACTGAAGAAACGACACTCGAAACAACACCAACGGCCTTGCCAATTACTGAATTATCACCTCCGGTCAGTTGACTGCCCAAACCTGATAAAGCGTCTTTGATTGCGTCAGCAATTGCGTTTGGTAGTTCAGCCAACCCATCCAAAAGAGCCTGAAAAAACTGTTGGGGCAATCTAAGTAGATTTTGAATGAAACTCACATATGCTTGGTTTAATCTTTCAATCACACCAAATACGGCTTCAATTGCATTGATTAAATTAACAATGAAATGAATGAGAGGCTCTAAAAGGCTTATTACTTTAACTAATATTGGCGCAAGCTTTTCAACGATAGGAATCAGCTTCTCAAACAAAGGTCTTAGAGCGTCAATCACTGGAATCAGTGCGTCAATGATTGGAACTAATGCATCAATGATTGGGTCGATCAGCGCAAAGATTGCGTCGAAGACTTTCGTAAGTGCTTCCTGAACTTTTTCATTAGAAAGCACCAACGCCAGCAAGCCTTGCTCAACGCCTTTTTGTGCTGTGATTTGTGCAATATTTGCGGCCCTAGAACCGGACGGGCCAGCGGCTGAAGCAACTTGCTGGAAGGTGTCATTGGCAACTAATCCTTGTGCGCCTTCTTGAATTCTCTCGCTGATTGTTTTATTTGCTTCTTTTTGGGCTTCAACGATTGCGAGCGCAACCTTCGATTGTTTTTCTAAAAGAGCCAGAGACTTTTCTTCTGCGGCTGCTCGCTTGAGTGCTTCCTGGGCGAGTTCGACTTGTTCCTGAATTTCTAACTGGCGAGTGATTTCCTCGACTTCCTTTTTGATTTTTTCGTAAGCCGCAAGTTCAACTAATTTTTGTTTGGCGAGAGCTAAAGCTTCCTGTTCTTTCAGCGCTTTGGTGTTTTCTAGATTGGTTTTCTTTTGTTCTTTTAACGCTGAACTTTGATTCAGTAGACTTTCGGTTTTCGCTCTCTCTACTTTTTCTTGTTTTCTTGCAATGTCGTAGGCTTTGACGCCATTCGTATAATTATCAAAGGCTTGCTGAATGTTCTTTTTGCCTTGCGCGAATACGTCTTTTGCGTTCTGAACTGTCGATTTCCCGATAATGTCAATTTCAGAAATCACGTTCTTCTGCTGTAGATAGCTTTGATAAACCTTGTCAGATTCAGAAGCTAAATTTTTCTGGGCTTGTATTAAGCCTTGTGCAGCTTCCTCGTCATCAGCGAATGGATTATAGGTTTGCGCTGCGGCTGCTGCGACACTCAACACATCATCCAGCAACATGACTTTGTCGATTAGATTTGTGATGTCCAAAACAATCGTTTTGAACGTCACTTGAAGCGCTCGGAAGGCAACGCCAATCACAGAGCCAGAAATCAAATCTGTAAGGAAAATGAGCGAAGCAGAAAGTAACTCAACCGCTAACCGGACTGCGGCAAAGACCTTGGCGAATCCTATCACTGAATCGCCTGCGCCTATCATTTCGCCAATCTTGTCGATTACATTCGTAAAAGGCGCAATCAGCGCTTTGACGATTGCCGAAAGATTTTCGAAATAAAAGGCAATGTCTGCTCTTAAAATATCATCCAGCGCTGAAGCCACATTACGCAGAACGCCACCAAGCGAAGAGTTCGCGCCTGTGACTTCGTTGATAACCCCAGCAAGACGAACCGCTGAATTACTCACAATCGTAAAGCTTTGAGCAATCGTCTGGTTGGTTTTCCCAAACTCCTGCTCTAAGACGTCCGACTGTGATTTCAACGCATTGAATACGGCTTCAGCCGTAAGCTTGCCTTCCTTCCCGTATTCTTTTAATTGTCCAACCGTGATTCCCAAGCCATCAGCAATGGCTCGCGCAACTCTTGGGGTTTGCATCAGAACTGAATTCAGTTCCTCGCCACGCAATGCACCAGCCGCAAAGCCTTGCCCAAGCTGAATCATCGCAGCTTCAGCGCTCGCAGCGGATGA